CGAATCCTGCCTGCAAAACGCGAATCGGTGTCGCAACGCCTGACCGTGAGCGCCGAGGAGATCGGCAGAGCTGGCGAGGCGATCCTGGCGCAGAACCGTCCCGTCACCGGCTATAGTCTGCGGATGCAGTTGGGAAATAGGGGCGATCCGAAGCGACTCATGGCCGTGTGGGAACAGACCCGGCCCAATGTTGCGCCGCCCGCGGATCCCCCGGTCAGCCGCCGCGCTGGCCCGGGCTTGCGCCAATCATGATGAAGCCCGGGCGAGCAGGCTGAGGTACGGCAGCCGACTGTTCGGCGCGCCGGATGGCCGCCGAGACGACAGGGCGACCGAGCGGCGGCCGGGTTTCCGGTGTTGACGACGTGCCGATCATGTGCGGCCTGGATCTTGGCGACGTCGGCATCGAGCTTCGCGGCGGCGGTGCGCGCATCACGGCGGCGTGTTTTGACTGCTGCGGCCTGCGTGCTTGGGCACCTGCCGCCATCGAACGCCTCCCGGGCGTCGAGGTATTTCGAGCAACCCCATCGGATTGCTGCCAACGATTGTCTCGCCGTCCGAAGTGCTGAAGCGGAGCGCTTTGAAGGTGCAGGGGATGCCATCGATGTCCACGATCCCAAGCAGGGAGCCGTCTTCACTCTCCGTCAGCGATTTGACGGCATGCTTCCGACCGTCGCGGTCAATGATGGGAGGATTGGCCTCCGTGGCGGCGAGTTGCTGGCCGTCCGGCGCGTCACCGGCAGCGTCTGAAATCGTGGCGGCCTGGATGGCGCGGCGGGCGCGCGTCTTCGCGACGGCGGAATCGGCGAGCGAATGGGTGATCGGCTGCATGAGGATGACCTCCGGGTGGGGAAAAGGTCATCAACCCTGCGCCGGGCGCATGCATGAGACGCGGTTCTTGGCGATCTTATACGGGCGCCGGCCCACCGGTCCCGGCCGTCAACAAATTTGCGAGGTGTCCAGATGGTGTCCCGTTTCAGGGGCCAAAGTCAGCCGCTGGACACCGGATTTGACTTAAATGGTTGGCAATGAGCGGTATTCATTGGTGGGCGCTGTAGGATTCGAACCTACGGCCCGCTGATTAAGAGTGTGCAGACTATCTAACGTTATCAAAGCCTTACACACACCCTACCGTCAAACTCCCGGCAATCCCGCGCCAAACCGGTTTCATATCACCGTCGCAAAAGAAAGCGGCCCGGCGCATCGCACCGGGCCGCTTCACCGTCAACGGCCGCGGCCGTCACGCCGCGTCGATCGCCGCCTTCACCGCATCGAGTTGGGCGCGGATCGCCGCTTCCTGTCCCGCCGTCACAGTCCCGGCAACAACGATCGTCCGCGCTGCCTCCACCAGCGAGACAACCTCCGGGATCTGCGGCGCCAGCGCCGCGAGCGCCTCGATGATCTCCAAAACTATCGCTAAAGGCATGGTTCGTTCCTCCGCTCTACGCACCCGCCCCGGGCAGCCCGGCCATCACGCCCTGCAACGCCGCCAGCGCTGCGGTCGCCGCCGCAAGGTCAGGCGAGCCGCCGGCATCGGCCACCGCCTGCGCGGCCGTCACGGCGTCATACGCCTGGTCGAACGCGGCCTTCACCTTTGCCTTGGCCGCCGGCGTCGAGCACACTGGACCGTTCGCGCCCGTGCAGACCGGCAGCCCGAGGTAGACCAGCGCCGCGTGACCGGACACGGCCAATCCGCTTTCGGCCGCCACCACCGTGGTAGCCGGCGGCGAACCGCACCCGGCCACGGACGCCACCAGAAAGAAGCCCAGCAGGGCCGCCACCGGGCCCGACCTGGCGCCGGCCGCCAGCGCCGCCAGGCTGTCGGACGCCAGCTTGCTGGCGGACACGGTGCCCCGTTCTTTCAGCAGGACGCCGGCAGCGCCCGCGGCGGCCGTTCCCCACAGGGTAATCTGCGACCACAGCCCGGGGTCCACATTGGCGTGTGCCGACGCCAGCAGGCCCGCCAGTACAGCCCAAGTCGATGCCTCGCCTAAGCGGGCATCGAGATACTTCAGCAAGTCCATCACGGATGGTCTCCTAAAAGGTTGTTTGGTGCGCTCCGGTGGAGGTTTCGGGCGAAGCCGATACGGATCAGTGGCTGCGATACCACTCCAACAGGTGAACAAGGCCGAGCCACGCCGTCGTCGCGGCGCCAATCGTCGCCAGCAGCGTGACAGCCCAACGCCGGATCCGGCCAAGCGTGACGGCGCCCGTGCCGACGTTGGCGACGGCCTCCAGCTCCTCGTCGGTGAGATCGGCCAGCCGATGCAGCCGCCTGAGCTGCTCGGCGGTCAGGTCGATCGGCACCGGAATATCTTCTTTGCTCATGACAGCGTCGCCCCGGACGATCCGCATATCTGCCAGGTCGTGGCGCCGGTCGAGACAAGCTCGACATATCCGCCCCCGGAGCCGAACGTGACGCTCGTGTGCGAACTGCCGAGCGCCCCGGACGTCGCGCACGAAAAGCTGGCTCCACTCACTCCGGCAACACGCAGCGCCCGGCCTGCGTAGGACGGGTTTGCCAGCAACAACGCCACCGCTGCGGAAATGTAAGCGGTCCCGGCCCGAATGGAGATCTCGGCGCTTGCCGTCGAGTAAGGATTGACGACGGACGCCATATCCACGGGCAGGACGTTGAAGGGATACTTACCGTCAATCCCATAGAGCGCGTTGTTTCCCCAAATGTTGAGGGAGTCCAACTGGCTCGCGATAATGGTGCCGTTCAGGGCGAACGTCTGTGGCGCGGTCGGCTCGCCCGGTGTGACCACATTGTCCATGAAGAACTGGTTGCCCGTCGCCGTGAAACCGAAGTTGCTTCCCCCCAGTACGATTGGCGTGGCGACGCAGGTCGATCCCGCTCCGTTTTGTGCGAAACTGCATCCGATGACCGTTATGCTCTTTGAGTTTGCTTCTATTTCAATATCATAATGCCATGTGCCGGCGGCATTTCTTGTGCCGCCGTTTGCGTTATTCCCGGAGAATAGGCACCCGATGAAGGTGTGATTGTCCCCGATGATAAGGGCGCCGCTGCCATTCGCATTCTGGATCGCCGCGCCCGCAAAGTAGTTGCCGAACGAATTCTTGATGAGAACTGAATTGTTGCCTCCGAAAAACGCCCCGCCGTGGAACTGGTGCGCGCCGGACGAATAGGACGATGGCGAGTCCGATCCAAGGTAAAGCTGTGCGCCTGACGCTACGACCGAACTCGAACCGCAGTAAACCCCATGGTGATACCAGTCGGTTGACTGGTTTTGATAGCCGATATAGACGCTGTCGTAGCAATAGACATTGAACATATAGCCGGTCTGATACTTTTGACCGATCTGTATGCCTTCGTTGAATCCCCCAAACGAGGTATTCCACAGGGTCGGCCAGCCCTCGTTTAGGCCCGTGCGCAAGCTGTCGGACAGCAGCAGTCCAGTCTGTCCGCTATAGCTTGCCGGAGTGCCTTTGAAGCCGATATTCATCAGCGTGAAGCCGCCCGAAGTCGCGGACTTGAGCGTGAGGCCCGCGTCGTTTCCAACGAAGGTGATAAGACTGTCCTGCGTGATGGCACCGCCCGGCGGCGCGGAGTAGGAGCCAACCCCCATGATGGTCTGATTATTCAGCGCCAGGTTGCCGGTGACGATCGAGTTGCCGCCCGAGTGAAAAATGGCACAGCCGGTGGTATCCGCCACGGCCAACGCGCTGACCCACGCCGCGGTGTCATCGGTCACGCCGTCGAACTTTGCTCCGTAGGTCTGCGGCGTGATCAGCCAGGACGCGCTGATCGGCACATCGGCGCTGGTCAGCGGGATCGCCGTCGGGTTGCCGGCGCCGTCGAACGCCAGATATTGGCCGGCGCGCGCCGAACCATCAGGCAGTGTGGTCACCGTCGCGTTGCCGGCGCCGTCGAACATCAGGAACTGATCGGCCCGGGACGAGGCCAGCGGCAGCGTCATGTTCAGCCCCGGCGGATCGCCGATCGGCGTATGGACCATCCCCGCGGCAATCGCGGCGGCCTGCTGCGCCAGCATCGTCAGCCGGTCGAGCCCCGCCTCTATGGCCTTCGCCGGAAACGGCCCGTTGTTCACCAGCGCGGTGTTCTGTGTGGCGGCGACGTCGCGGGCGATCGTGATCGTCATCGATGCCGGCGCGTTGTTGCACGTCACCGTGCCGCCGGAAAGATACTCGCCCGTCGCGATGTCCTGCGTTCCGGTTACCGTGTAATCGTAGGTTCCGCTGCCGTTCAGCACCGGCGCCGGCGTCACGGCGGTATCGGTGGACGTGTTGAACAGCGTCACAACCAGATCGCTGGCGGCGAAGAACGGATAGGCGAACGGGAAGGCCCGCGTCGTGCCGTCGCCGGTGAACTGGACAGGCCCGTAGGATGCGGCGACGGTCATGATCAGTGTCCAAAAATGCGGGCGTGGTTGGCTGCCGGCGACAGCCAATAGGTCTGGCCGGTGCGTTGCTTCAGCCGTTGCTCGGTGCGCGCCAGGTAGCCGGGGTTCATGCTTTCCTGCAACGAATGCAGGAACAGATAATTAAGCGCCGTGCGGGTGTAGAACATGTTCACGAACGGCAGGTTGTTCGTGACGATCCGCAGTGCTTCCGGCGGCAGGTCTTTGAACCGGCCTTCCTTCGCCGCGTTCCACACGTTCATGAGTTCCGTTGCGCCCTGGCCGAGCACCGGGCCGGCAATGCTGTCTGTGAAGCTGCCGCCGAACCGGCTGTATTCGCCGAACAGATAGTCCCCGAGAATGCCAAAGCCGCCACCCTGGATCAGCGCCGCCGTCCAGGTCTTAGGATCGTTCGGCGCCCGCGGGTTCAGGCCCTTGAACAGATCCTTGAGCGTCATGGTGCAGTAGCCGAAGATCGCCGCGCCGATCGCCATCTGGATCACGCCCGATGCCGCGCCCGCCAGACCTTGCCCGCCATACAGTTCGCGGCCGAGGCCTTGCCGCACCGCCGCCAAACCCCACAGCTTGAACTGCGAGACAAACCGCATCGCCTCGCCGGCCGGGGTGCCCGGCCGCGTGTTCCCCGTCAGGATCGCCCTGTCGCCAATCCCCGGCGTGACAATCGCCCGATCGGCGACATCCGCCATATAGGCGTGCAGCTTCATGCCGAGCTGGTCGCGCGCGGCCTCGATCTCGGCTTCAGTCGGATCGCGGTCCTTGATCGCGGTGCCGAGCCGATCGCCGGCCATGTCGCGCATTTCGGTGCGGCTCTGCTTCCACGCGGCCGAGACCGCCCCAGCGTCCGCCCGATCAGCCGCATCGGGCGTGAGAAACGTCCGGCCGCCCATCTCGAAATGGCCCGGCGCCTGGCGCAGCACGTCCCACTCGTGCGGGCTGATGTCGTACTGCATCAGGCCGCGCTGCACCTCCGCCGGCAGATGATCGAAGTCGCTGGCGACCAAACTGCCAAGGTGGCGCGACATGATCCGTTCCGCGCCGGCCTTCTGCGCATCCAGCAGCCAGGTCAGGCCCGTGGCGGAAAAGAACCGGTTCGCCAGTTTCGACAGCGTGCCGGGCACGGTGTCATCCGGCTGGAACCGCGCCAGCAGATGGCCGTGCATTCCCTCGGTGCCCGCCAGCAGCAGGTCCGCGAGCTCGGCCGCCTCGCCGCGTCCGCGGCCCTGCATCAGGCTTTCGAAGAAATTGCCATAGCGTTCGAACAGTCCAACACCCTGATAGCGCAACTCGGCCGCTTTCGTGACGGCGGCCGACAGATGGGTGAATGCGACCATGCCCAGCTTCGCCATGCTTTCGACGGTTCGGACATCGGCACTGAGCTGCGCCGCCCATTTGTTCGCCGGCCGGTTCGCCGTGCCGTCGAGCGCCGTGAACAGATGGGTCAGCGTCTGCTGTTTGTCGCGCAGCCGAGCCACCGCATCCGGATCAACGCCCCGGTTCGTTTCTTGCAGGTAGCGAAGATCGGCGTCGAACTCCGCGCGCGGGTTCGTGCCGTACCGCATCATGATGGCTTCCTGCCGCCCGGCATGGTCGAATGAACCGAGCATCTGCTCCATCAGGGAGCCGGTGCCGAACTGCTTCTGGTAATCCAGCCACCCGGAAGCATCCTTGAAGTGCAGCACCCGGCTTTCGGACAGCTTGCCGGCGAGGTTGGCCGGCCCGGCGAACGCCGGGTCCCTGTAGCCGATGTTGCCCTCGTCGGACATGTGCACGCCGCTTCCCAGCGCTTCCCACGTGTTGTGCAGAAACGATGTCCGGTTATCGACGCCGTCGAACGTCCGTTCGTCCAGCCGCGGTTCGATCATCGCGCGCCAGGCGTCGAAGCCCGCGCGGCGGATCGTGTCGGCATCGTGCGTGGTGCGGGTGATATACCCGGCATACTGGCCGATCCACGCGCCCTGCCGGTTCAGCCGCTCGCGCGCCGTCTCCTGGATGGCGTGGAAGATCTCCGCGATTTGCAGCGCCTGCTTGTTGCCCGTGATACCCGGGTTCGCCTTGTCGTCGCCGGCCGCCTTCAGCGACAGTTCGAACAGCTCGCGTCCCCACGCATCCTCCATCACGCCGTCGCGCGCCGCTTTGAGCAGCCCCGCCTTCTGAAGCTGGGTCACCACCTTGCCCGCGTACTCGGCCGAGCGGGTTTTCCACACCGCCTCGGCGGACAGCCGCCCGCCCTTGACCGGTGTGGCGATGGCAACGATCTGATTCCGCGCCGCCTGCACCAGGTCGCCGTTCAGCGCGGCGGCCGTATCGGCGATCGTCTGGCGCCGCGCGATGCGCTTTTGCAGGTTGAGCAGCGCGTTGCGCTTCTCGATCGCCGCCGCGGCCGTCGCTTCATCGACGAGCTGCTTCTGCGCCTCCCGCACCGCTTCGGCCGGCGCCAGTCCCAGCTCGCGGCCGAGCCGTTGCGCCCGCGCGTCCACCGCATCGAGCACCCGTTCCGCCGCCGCCATGGACAGCTTGCCGGCCTTCGACACTTCGGCGATGCAGTTCTTGAACGCCATCAGATCAGACCTCCAAGAATGCAGGATGCCGCCTGGCCGCATGCGTCGAGCAGCCCCTGCGATTTCGCGGCTTCGTCCTCGATCTGCGCCAGCGCCTCGTCCACCTCGGGATCGAGCCGCCCGGCCGCGCGCGCGTCATCGAATTCGCGGGTCAGCCCCTCGATCGCCGATGAGAGTTCGGCGGGAATCGTCGCCGTCGGCACGCTGCGGGCTTCGGTTTGCTGATCTGTCCCGCCGAAAAGGTCGTTTGTATCTGCGGCGTCATGATCGCTGATTTCATGCGCCGGTTCCTTCGGGGGCGGTCCTTTGGCTTCCGCTTCCGGCCGCGGCGGACTGATCTCCTCCGCAGCCGTCTCAAGCCCCGTCGCCGCCGCCTCCATGCGGCTATCGTCCTTGCCGATGGCCCGGAAGATATCGGCCGGCGTGGTCTCCGCGCCGCCAAGCATTCCGTTGCCGGGCTTTGCTTGAAGTGCCTCTTTGGCGTAGCTGTCCAGCAACGACGCCAGCTTCGCCCGCGCAACAGGCTGCCGCATCGCCTCGTCGCGGAACATCAGTCGCAGCAGCGCCTCGGCTGCCGGTGAAGGGCCGCCCATCATGTCGGACTGCGCCAGCAACGAGCCGATCGGCGTGCCGGTTTCATGCGCACGATCAAGCATCTGCACCGCTTCGCCGATCGCCGGCGTGATATCGAGACCAGCGGGGATTTCGCCGGCCTCCGCCGCGACACGCATCTTTCCCCACATGCCGGCGTTGTCGGTCAGCGCGCCGGCGACCCCCTTCATGCCCTCCACGTCGCCATTCAGGATGTGATCCAGCGTCGGGCCGAGCGCGTCGCCATAGGCGTGTGCCAGCAGTGCCGCGCGGATGCGCGCCTCGCCGACGATCGACAGCGGGCCGCCTTTCAGCATCATGCCGCCGCGTTCCTCAATCGGAAGCTGCGTCATGAAACGGGCAACGAAGTCGCGGTTGGCCGAGCCGTAAAGCGTCCCGGGCTGGTAGCTGTCGATCGCGCGCGCCGCCCGTTCCGCATCCGACCTGGCGGTTTCCGCCGAATTCATCCCAAGCGTGCCGCGCTCGTTGATGTTGCGCGTGTAGCTGCGCACCTGATCCGGGGTCAGATCGTTCATGCGCCGGCCGATCAGCATCGGCGCCTGCATGCCGGACGTGTCATAGCCGCGCGCTTCCAGAAACGCCCGATAGGCAGCAGCCTGGTTGCTCAATGCCGGGTCGGCATACATCCTCCGAATTGCCATCGTCCTGCCATTGCCGCCCTCGACCTGGTTGGCCGCGTTGAGGATCGGTGCGCCCGTCGTTGCGTCAGGGTTCGGGCCAAGCAGCTCCGGTTCAATGCGAGATGCAATTCGGGTTACCTGTTCCTGGCTGGCAAGGCTCTGGCGGTCGCGTCCCTGCATTCCGCTTTCATGCGGATAGGCCGGGTTCACGCTGCCGTCGTCGTTGTGGCTGGTGATCAGGCTGTTCGCTTCGACGATCTCCGGACGCAGCTCCAGGCGCGTGCCGTCCGGCCCGAACGCCGCATAGTTTCCCGCTGCCGTATCGCCCCGCGCCGCCAGCCGATCGGCATAGGCCGAGCGCAGCGCCGTGGTGTCCAGCACCGGCGCCAGGTTCACCGGCTGGTCCTGCGCCATCTGCGCCACGGCCGCCCGCACCGCCGCCTCGCGCGCCGCCGGGCTGTCCTCGACCTGGTGGAACACCGGCGAGCGCGCGAACCGGCTGCCGAGGAAATCCCCCGCGCCGCCGATGGCGGTATGCAGCCCACCGCCGATCAGGCCGCCCATGACGATATCGGCCATGGCGTCGGTCGCGGAGTAGTCGGCCTGCTCCTGCCGCGACAGGCCATAGCGCAGCGCTGTCAGAGGCACCTGCGCCGTCAACGCCCCCGCCGCGCCCGTCAGTGCCCGCGACGCCAGCGCCGCCCCTGCGCCGCCCTCGATGCCCGCCCTGGCCAGCAGTCCGGCCACCCGCGCTTCCGAGACGACAGGCACGAACGCCGCGGCGATGTTCAACGGGTCCGCCACGCCGGAGACCAGCCCCGCGCCGAACCGCGCCAGCCCGCCGGCATCCGATCGCCCGGCCGCGCTTTCCCGCCCGAGTTCGTCACGCTTGGCGTCATACATCGAGCTGGCGACGGACTCAGGCAACGGATTGTCGAACCGCAGATGGTCCGTGATGCCGTAGCGCTTGTTCAGTTCCGCGGCATCAACGTAAGGCTCCGGCGGCGAGACCTGGCGGCCGTATTCGTCGGTGGCGCCATACATCGCCGCCGCGGCGCCCATGCCGCGGCCGAGCTGCTTGGTCGCCCCGAACCAATCCTGGCTGTCCCACACGGAGCTGGGATACGCATCCGCCGGCGCATTCTCCCCCGGCGCCGCCAGCGCCGCATTGCCGGCCTGCTGGGTGATGAACCCGCTCACTGGAAATTCTCGGACGGATCAGCGATCGGCACGCCGCCCGAAGGCGGCAGCACCTCCGACCACTTGAAGCCGACTGTCGAGCCGTCACGGCGCACAACCGGGACCATCGAGCCGTCGCGCAGCGGCGTCATCAGGATCGCCCCGTCATCGCTCCGGTTCGTGACCCACACGCCGTTGCGCCGCGCCGCCGTCGCGACGATCTCGGCGTTCTGCTCCGGCGTCAGCGAGGGATCGGCGTTCTTCGGCGGCTTGATGTCGGCCGCCGTCAGGTTGCGCTGGATCAGCGCGCCCGTGTTCTGCGCCTGCGCAATCAGGCCCTTCGGCGTCCGCAACGTCCCGCCGAAGTCGTACTTGTCGTTCAGAACGTCATCGGTCGCTTTTTGCAAGGCCACTTCGCCGCTCGCGCCCTGCATGACTTTCGTATAGGCCAGCAGGCGGATGGACTCCTGCACGCCGTTGAGCAGGTCAACGTTCACCGGCTCGCCGGGCAGGGAGATCGTGTTGCGGAACGGCGTGATCTCGGCGCGAATGGTGCGGTCGATGAACTTCTTGTCGTCGGACGGCACCGCCTCCGCCAGCTTGGCCGGGCCGCCGGCCGCCGCCGTGGCTTGCAGCGCGCGGATCAGTTCCGCCCGTCCGGCCTCCTGGCCCGGTTCCGTCATCGACGCAACGATCTGCCACTGCGGCGCCAGCTTGCCCACGGTCACCAGATCGCCCATCGCGCGCGGGAAATACTCGCCCATCTGCTCGCGCAGCCCGTCAATCTTCGCGCCGATGTTCGTCGTCGCCGGATCGCTCGTCGTCCAGTCCTTGACGATCGATTGCACCTGGCTGTTGGTCAGCACGTGCTGTTCGTCGGCCGGAATGCCGAGATGCCCTTGCATCGCCAGCAGCGCCGTCATCGCCGGCTTCAGCGTCTCCGGCTTGGCCGGGTCCACCGCTTGCAGCTTCGGCGCCACATCTTCCTGCGCCGCCGCATACCCGGCCGGGTCGGCAGCCAGCGTCTGGTGCTTCCGCTGCACCGCTTGCAAAATTTTCGCGAGAATCATTTCCCGCGCGTTCTGGTCTTCGGGCGTCTCGGTCGCCGGCGCCGTCACGCTGCCCGCCGGTGGCGGCACGACCTGGTGGTTTTGGTCCAGTCGCAAGCGGTTGCCGGACAGGGTGCCCGGCGTCGCAAACGCCTCGATCGCCGCCCGCTCCTGTTCCGGCGTGGCGCTTGGGATGGCCGCCAGCGCCTGGCCGCCCTGCCGGATCGTGTTCATCGACTGCACGATCTTGTCGGCTTGGTCGGATGGCAGCAGCTTGCGAATGGCTGCTTCCGGCACCGGCTCTGATGTCACGCCCTCCTGATAGCGCTCTTTCAGGCCGCTAAGCTGCCCGCTTAGTTCCTTCACGGCCGCGCCATGTTCCTGATCCATCCAGCCTTCCAGCGTGGAGATCGCCCGCGCACGCTCGCGCGACACTTCCGGTGCTTCTGGCGGCTGTGTTCCCGGAGGCGGCAGAACGAATTTGCCGTTGGTCCAGCTTGCCCCTCCCGCGGTTAGCGCACCGGGTTGCTTCAGCCATTCGAGAAGGGTGTTTTCCTGATCCGGCGAGGCGTACTTCACTCCCTGGAACAGCGCGCCCGCCTGCTGATCGGCCCTTAGTCCGGCAATGATCCGGCTTCCGTGTTCGGCGCCGAACGCCGCCCGGATCTGCGCTTCGGGAATCGGCGTGTCGCTTACGCCGTGCCACGCAGCATACGACAGGTCCGCCACCGTCTGGCCGAGGTCCGCCCGGGCGATCGCCGCCGCCTCGCGCTGCCGCGCCTCGATCCGGTAGGCGCGCGAATCAGCATGCGCCGCCAGCGCGTCCGCCATGTTCGGGGTCAGCCCCGGGAACATCTGCTGCGTCTTCGCCGGATCACCGAGCACCGCCGCGGCGGCGGACGGGTTCGCCATGGTGTACCGTCGCGCCTGATCCGCCGCCACCTCGCTGCCGAACTGGATATGCCGCTGATCCGCCTCTTCGGGCGCAATCCAGCCGCCGGCACGCGCGCCCTGGATCGCCTGCGCCGCCAGGTCGTTCAGATGCGCCACCGCCTGCGGGTTCGGCGCCGTCGCGATGGCGTTGCGATATCCCAGCAGCGTGTTGTCCAGCTCGCCGCGCCGCGCACTGCTCTCCAGCCGGAACGATGCGTCATGCGTCGCCAGTGCCGAACTGATGATCTCCGGGTCCAGCGACCGTTGCACGTAGCTCTGCACCAGCGGATCGGAGACGTTCGCCAGCAGCTTCTGCTTGATCGCCGCCGCATCCTGCTGGAAGCCGGCATAGGCCGCCTGGCTGTCCTCGACCCGCGACCACCGGAACCGCGCGTCGCCAAGCTGTTGCACGCCCTGCGAGACGATGTTCGACGCATCCGCCGCCCGCCGCGCTTCGACGTAGCGTTCCGCGAACTGCGCCGCCTCGTTTGAGACCTGGCCGGCGCCGGCCGCCAGCGCTTGCGCCGGTGCGGCAAATGCCGCCGGATCGGCATAGGCCGGTGACGGCGGCGTTGGCACCCCAACCGAGACATCAAAGGTGGGGATAACGGGCATGCGCTACGTGCCCCCCACATGCAGCCCGTTGGCGGCGACGTTAGACGCTCCCGACGTGTAGGGACTGCTCCCGGCGCTGAGGCCGCTCGCCATGGTGCCGATCTTGCCCGCCGCCGTCAGCAGCGTCGTGCCCGCCTGCATCACCCCGGCCTGCTGCGCCATGCCGCCGCTGGCCAGATCAAGCCCGGCCTGGTTCGTCGCCTTCGCCGCGCCGGTCTGCCCCTGATACAGCGTGAGCCGGCGGTTGAGCTCGCCTTTCGCGGCCAGGCTGGACATCACCTCCAGCGGCGATCCCGACATGTCCACGCCGGCCGCGCCGTAGGCAGCCGCCGCCTGCCCCATCTTCTCCGTCGTCTGCTGCTGGCCGATCGCCGCCTGGGTGTTGCCCGCCGCGAGGGATTCATTCGCCTGCTGCTGCTGCATGCCGGCGTTGTATTTATCGACCGCCGCCTGTTCGTTCCCCGCCTTGATTGACCCGACGGCGGACGCTGCGGCCCCCGCGATGGCTATGCCCATCATGATCGTTACCGGATCGGCCATCTACGCCTCCGCAACGCGGGCAAACAGGCAATAATCCTCGCCGCGGATGCCCCAGCGGTTCAGATAGCCCTCGATTTCAAAACCCATGGTCTTGGCGAACGACAGGTTCCACCCTGAGGCCGCGCGCACATACATCTCGATCCGGCGATACGCTGGGTCGGATTGCAGTGCCGCCAGCTTTTCCTGACAGCGCCGCAACGCCCGGACCTTCTGTTTGCGCGTCAGGTCCGGGCGCAGCATCAGCCACGCCTCCGCCCGGCCCGGCCAGTGTTGCGTCACGCCGCCGGCGCCGACGAACTCGCCGCCGTCCAGCATCGCTTCCGCCTCGCCGCCCAGCAGCAGCCCGTCATAGGCGCCCGGCACGGCCTCGGACAGCGTGCGCGTCGCCTCGTCCATGGCCAACAGAATGGCCATGGTCAGCAGCTCGCCCGTCAAAGGCACGAAGCGGATCATGCCGGGACCGGCCCTTGAAGCAGCGTCTCCGCGAACGCCCGAGCCGCCTCGGCCCGGCGCTTCCAGCCGTTGCCGAACCATTTGGCGGAACTCAATCCAGCGGTGAAGTTTTCCTGGCACGCGGTTAGCGCCAGGACGAGCGCATGCGGATCAACGGAGTTCGCCGCTGCCAGCGTTACCGGACCGATCACGCCGTCCGAATCGACGCCGATCGCGGCTTGGAGGATCTTAGCCGCCCGCGCCGGTCCGTCCGACATCGCCATGTTGAACACGACGCCGCCAACCGCCGGATGCATCTCGTCGCAGCGGCATTTGTCCCAAAACAGGGATCGCAGCACGGCGCCGCACGCACTTTGCGGCGCGTCCGAAAGAGGCCCGTGCACGAGTTCCATTTGCTGCGCTTCCGACCAGGTCGCCTCGATGACGCCCCACGCCGTTCCCACGCCGGTGTCGTGGTCAGTCACGTGGTAGCCCTGGCCGTCGAAGTCCGGCCGCCAGACAAAGGCAAGCCATTGCTGAAAGGGATTGCTCATGACTGTATCATCTCCTCAACATCGGCCCTGGCGGACATCGCCAGGACAGTCAAAGGCAGTGGATCGGTCTGCATGACCATCAACTGCTGCTCGCGGTCGTAGCCGCCCAATGCCGGCATCCGCCGCACGCCCGTGAACAGCGGCACGCCCTGCGACATCGGCATGGCCGCGTTCCTCGACTGGATCGCCTCGGTTTTCACCGTTTCGACAAACGTCATCGGATCGACCTGGCGCACGCCGAACGTGCCGCCGATCGTCTCGTGAAACCGCAGCCACAGGCTGGCGATGCGCTTGATCCGCCCGTGCGCGCTGCTCGCCGCCCGCTGCGGTTCGAACGGCATTGCCACCAGCACGGGCGTGTAGGGCAGCCCCGCCGTCACCAGCGTGGCCGGCGCCGCCAGCGGCACGCTGCCGCCCGCCACCGTCTGCTGCGGGCTGACCTGGCCGTCGCCAAGCATCGCCACTGTTTCGCCGTCCAGATAGTCCAGCCCGCTGACGCTGGTCACCGGCGCCGCCAGCGACCACGCATTGGCCGCCGCCGGCGCCAGCGAGGTCAGCGCTTCCAGCACCTGGACCGCCACCAGCTCCGCGGCCGTGAATCCCGTGATCAGCAGCTTGCCGCCGTTCATTCGCACGATCGAGCCGACGGAACCGCTGGCGAACACCGCCGCACTCGCCGCCAGCGTGCCGGCTCCGGAAAACGTCGGCGGCTTGTCCGGATCGGTTGATCTCGTCAGGCCGCCCGCCGTCGCCGCCGCCGCCGGATAGGACATCGCCGTCTGCAACCCGCAATCGACGAACCATGCGAGGTCGGGCGAAACCCCCTCGAAATACGGAGTCATCACCTCAATGAACCGCTGCGGCACGCCGTTGACCGTGCGCAGCACCTCGAGCCACAGCTCGTCATAGCCGCCCTTCGGCGAGGGGATTACCGCCAGGCTCTCCACCCGCGGCGGCCCGCCGTAATACTGTCCGCCAAGCTGGTGCTGGTGCCAGGCCACGATGTCCTGATCCCGCAGATACGTCAGTCCAATAAGTTGGAAATCGGAACGAATAGCCCAAACGACGGAATGCGGGCACTGCTGATACGCCATGCAGATGATGCCCAGCGCCTCCGGCGGCGAGGGAATCGGCCGCGTCACGTGCTCCGCCAGCACCGCCAGGTCAGGCGCCAGATACCCGTTCACCTGCCATGTGAACGTCCATTCGTGCACCTTGCGGCCGTTGCGGTTGACGAACAACACCGACTTGGCGATGCGCTGCGGCTTGACATTCGCGATGCTGCCCATGGACGTTTCGCGATACGCCTGCACGCTGCTCGGGGTCAGCGCCACGGCGGTGGAGGCCGCCTGGATGATCTCCTCGCCGCCGCTGGTGCCGATGCCGAGCTGCATCGCCTGCGCCGCCCCGGCCGGCGAAACCCAGCGCACCGCGTTGGCCTGGTCGTCCTCGATCAGCCATGACAGCGCGTTGATGTCGGATACCGTGCCATCCGCCTGCGTTGGCGCGTAGTTCGTGAAATCGCCGGTGACCGACATTTCCACCGCGTTCGGCTCGGCCAGGCTGCCCAGCAGCACAAGGCGGTTCTGCCAGAACGTGCTGAGCGCCGGAAAGCCGTTCGCGGCGCACCATTTCGACATCCGCCAGTCTGTCGTTTCGCTGACCGTGGCAACCGGTATCCAGGAGACGGTGCCGTCGGATATCGTCGGCACGCCGGACGGAGACGAGGGGATCGCCGGGCCGCCGGAAGAGGCCGAGGTTCCTGCTACCGTGCATTTGAAGCCGGTGCCGCCATTCTGCACCACGGCGCCAACGATGTAGGTGAAGTTTGCCTGCCAGGCTGCGCCGTCCAAGGCACCCCACGCGCCGTTCGGCACCGCCGGCTGCACCGTCGCCGTGACTGACGTCGTTGACGAGACAGCCGTGATGATCAGCCATGCCCACAGCGATTGAAGCTGGATCCGCAGGAAGCGTCCGACATCGCCGGACTGGAAGCCGGCGCCGCCGTTGATCCCCGCCGTGGCGCTCGCGGTGACCGTGATGCTGCCCGTGCGGTCGGACACGGTCAGCGTCGTCGTCGTCGAGTTCACGTCCTCATAAGGCCCGTCCCGGAATACCGTCTGAGCGAGGCTGAAGCTTGTCGCCCCGGTGCGGGTGATCTCCTGCGGCGGATAGTTCGTGTTCTGCAAAAACAAAGTGTCGTAGGACTGCACATAGCCGATAGACGGCACGTCACCCGCGCCATACGGCGTGGTCACCTGCGCCGGGCTGCCGCCGTTAATGACAACCGCGTCGTTGGCGTAGAACCGCGCATAGCCGGCGCCGAAGCCAAGCACATACGCCTGCGCCGTGGAGAAGATGAACGGGATCAACCGTTCGCCGTCCGTCTGATCGGCCGGCTGCGCCACATACATCGTGCCCGGCCGCGCCGTCGCGCCGCCCTGCGGCATGACCACCATGTTGCGCAGCGTCTTGCATCCGTTGAAATACTTAGCGATGTCGTAACGGCCAATCAGCCGCGGCGACAATTCGCCCGCCGTGAAATTGGTCAGGTCAAGGTCCGTGATCATCGCCGCGCTCGCAGCCAGATATCTTCGTCCCACTCCTTGGACGACGCTTCGTCGGCGTTCACCAGTTTCGCCGCCGCCTTCTTGTCCTTCAGCTTGGCGACAATGCGGTCTTCCTTCCCTTTGTCTTCGGTCAGCGGTCCCACGAGGTCGAGCGCCAGCTCCAGCGCCAGCACGTCCACCAGCTCCGCATCCATCCGCGTCGGGTCCGTCAGGTCATAAATGTAGACGCCGCACAGCGGCGCCTCTTCGTTGGTGAACAGCAGCCGCCCGGCGGCGGCGTCCTGTCCCACTTCCCATTCGGCCTGGTCATTGTCCGGCAGGTCCCAAAACCGTAGACAGTCGGCCGGCAGGGCATAGGCGAAGTCATACGTCACCAGCGGCACGTAGGTGGACAGCGCCAGCGTCACCTGCTGTTTGGCGCATTTCCACGGATGCTCGCGCAGCACCCGGCGCCGCACCGGGTCGTAACGGTTCGACAGCAGGATTGCCCGCTTGGTGGCGTCCGTCAGCGACACGATCGGGTCCTCCCCCAGCCATGACATGGCGGAGTTGCAGATCGACACGATCGAGTCGCCGGCGGCCACGATGCGCGCCTCAATCCAGCGCGTATTCGAGCACGAACGCGAGGTTTCCGCTGGACGGCAACGCGGCCACGGCCACGGTCAGCACCAGGTCCTCATAGTTCTTTGTCGCCAGGCCCGTGGTGCAGTCGTAGCCGGTGTTGATCGGCGCGGCGTGTGCCGCGGCGAGGCCGATCCGCTGCGGCACGTTGGTTGTCGTCAGCGTCTGCGCGGCCAAATACAGGCCGCTGCTGTTCGTGTCGCCGATGGCGATCGTCGCGGAACCGAGCGACGTATCGGTAATCAGCGTCATGCCGGTAATGATCGAACCCAGCGGTATGCGGGCGATGCCGATCACGGACCCGGCGGCCTGTGACGCGAGAGCAATGACGCCAGTGAACACCCTCTCGCGCGCGCCGGCATAGGTAACCGCCGGCAGGCCCTGCACCTGGCCGCCGGTGTTCCCGGCGAGCAAGCCCATTGCAACGGTAAACGTGGTGGCAACAGTCATTTGATGAGACTTTCAGGTAGAGTGACACAAAGGCCGGCGGATTACAGGCAGATGATTTCAACGAGTTTGGCCTCTTCCAGCCGGGCTGCCCCGATTTCCTCGTCGGTGAACACCTGGGTCGAAAAGCTCTTGTCGGGTCGGGGACCAATCTGGCCTTCGATGTCGCGAATGATGCCAAGCCCCATCGCGGATTGTCGGTATGCCGGTACACGCGTATAACCGGATGCGTTCGTTTGCAGCCGTTCCGAGTGACGGAACGTGAAGCCCATGAACCGATCGATCTTGCCTTCAGTCAAAGCCTTAACCGCCGCATAGTCAGCGTTCGTGGCTTCCGTCGTCGCCAGCAGGTTGCCCTTCTGCTTGGCCGCCACCACGATGAATCGCTCTTCGTCCTCGTCGCCTTCCGCCGCGTCCAGCGCAACCGATGCGCTGATCAGCTTGGAAATCGTCAAACCGACGTTCCCCGAGCCGTTGCCATAGGTCCAGTCGTTCACCGCGACCTGGAGCCCGCCCGGTTGCGTCGGCGCACTCTCGCTGTTTCCGTTCGGCCAGGTCACCGCCGTGGCGCCCGCGTGGCCGGTATACGCCGTCGCGAAGTAGCCGCCGATGATCTCATCATCTTTCGAACGCTCCATCGCGTAGGAGGCATTTTGGGCATAGGTGCTGGTCGGATCGATCAGAAGCCGCACCTTGTCGGCCCGGTCGATCAGGTCGCCCCACTCATAGGAATACCCGACGATCCGGCGCCGCAGATGCTGGGTATTCATGATCGGCGTATCGCTATGGCGGCTGGTTTTTTTGCGGGCTGCCGTCGGCGCGACTTGTTCCATGTAGGCGCTCTCGCCGGTGATATTATCGGTGATCACCGTGTCCGCCAGCCGGCTTTTCGTCTGTTGCGCGAGGAAACGGACGTTGCCGGTGAACTGCTGCACAAAGGCGTCGGTTACTGTAAAGCTCATGTGTTCCACCGTCTTTGCCCCGGGGTCCACCCGGCGCGGTTGCTCGGGGTGCGCGCCACCATGGCGGGCACTCGCACTCGGACGGCTGAGCTCCCCGATCCTGCGGTATCGCTCCGCTCCACCGGACCCGCGCCTCGGACGATTGACGGCTCGCCTCGGCCGATGCCTCCGCCCGGACGCGCATGCAGCGCGCTCCCCGGCCTTTGGAATGTCTATGTCTTCGGCGGCTGTGGATACGCTTGGTTATACAGCGTTTCCATTTTCTCTACTGCCACCTTGTGTTCCGGATCGTGTTTGCTGAGGTAGGACTTCATGAACGCCTGGTCCTGCTGCAGCGCGCTGATCTGCTGCTGCGCCTCGCCCGGGCTGTTCACACCGCCGCCGGTGCCCCCTTTGCCGATCAGCCCGTCCTCTTGCAGGTTCCGGCCGAGCTTCGCGAAGATCCGCGCGAGCTCCGGGTTGTTGCCGAGGCCCGTACCTTCCAGCTCAGACCGCAGCTTGTCGCCGCCGTAGTGGGCCACCGCCTGCTGCGCCAGCGCCACGTTCTGGTCGAACGCCTGGCCCCATTCCTTGCGCAAGCCGTCGATCGCCGCGGTCTGCTGCTGGACGGTCTGCGCGCCGGCCGCGGTGAACCGCTCGGCCTGAATGGCGTTCCACCACTGATACAGCGCGTCCGCCTGCTTCATGTTCAGGCCGGCCTGGTGAGCAACTTTCTGGAAACCGGTCTTCAGCCCGTCATCGACCGCCAGGCCCTCGGGCAGTTTGACGTCCGAGAACGCATACTTGTCCGCCGCCTCCGGCCGGCCGAGCTTCGCATAGACGCCGTCCCACGCCGCCTGGTCAGCGTCGGCGCCCGGCAGCCGCAGCACCGTGCTCGGATCGGCGCCGATCAGCCTCTGAGCATGGACATAGCCCTTTGCGAGCGCCCCGAGATCCTTGATGTCCTTGAACACCGCCTCGCCGCGGATGTCTTCCGGCAAACTTTCGGCGAAGGCCGGCGGCGGCGCGGCGGCGGCGGTTCCAGCGGTACCGCCGCCGGCTCCGCCGGTGTCCGCATCGAAAGCGATCCTGTCGCTAAGGGAGCGAATGAACATCAACCGTTCTCCTGTGTCTGTGCCAACTGCTCACTCGTCTGCGCCAGCGCGAGCTGGTGCAGATCCCCCTCCGTCCACCGCAGCTTGTGCAGCAGGTCCAACCCCACCGAACGCCGGCCCTCGCGGAAATGCGTCACATACGGATCGCCATGCACAACGCTGGTCTCCAGCACGCCGCAGCGCGCCAGCAGGTCGTGCAGCACGATCTGTCCCTCCGGCGTGCCGAACACCTGCTGATACGCCCGGCGCGTCCGCCGCAGCCGGTCGAGAGAGCTTTTGAAACGATCAAGCAGCGGCATCGCGCGCCCCTATGTATCGCAGGAACCGCCGGTATTCCGGCGTCGTCACCAGCACCAGATCGGCGAAAGCCTGATCGAAATCCGGCTTGAAGTCTTTCGGCCGGATCGCCGGTATCTCGAGTTCAATGCGCCGCTTTTGCTGACCCGACAGATACGACTGCACGTCAAACATCCCGCGGTGCCACTCGCAGTAGTGCAGCGGCGTGTGAATCCGGACCACGCGGTGACCCGGCGCAAACGGAGTCCGGCTCGGAATGACGATCACCGGCGCCCGCCGCACCTCTTTGTCGCAGCGGAACAGCGTGCAGTCGCAGCGCATGGAGATCGTCGGAATGGAGTCCTGCAACTGCGTCATTTCGCACCTATCCGGCGAAACCACTTTTGCGCTTCGGCTTCCGCGTGCCTTTGGCAGAAGCTGTGATGGCGGTGCGCGTTCTCGTCTTGCGTGCCATAGGCGAGGATTTGCGCATGCTGCACGGCGCGCGCAGACCAGAGCTGGTGAAAATAGGTCCGGAGTTCATCAATTGTCGCCGTCGGCTCCGGAACGAGCAAGGGACTCATGATCCCGACTTCTGCGCGTGGATCGAACTGCATCATGCCGCCTGCGCCAAATTCGCCACCGCCGCCGTGCCATCCTTCGCCGTCCGCGCCAGCGACTGCATCTGCATGTGCCCGTTCAACTGCGCCTGCGCCTCGGCCGCCGCCTGCTGCTCCTGCGCCAGCCGCTCCGGCGACTTCAGCGCCAGCGTCGGCGTGTTCAGATCCCGCGCCGCGATCCGCAAAATCCCCTCGCCGTCGACAACCCGCGGCGTGTTCGGATCGGCCTGGATCAACTGCAACTGCATCTGCACCAGCCGCATGATGCTATCGAGCTGCGAGGTCTTCTGCGCCACGGCGATCGGCGAGACATACTCGACATTCAACCGCTGATGCTGCAATTCCGGCGGCGGCGGCGGAAACGGACTCCCCGGGCCGAACCGATACCGCATGCTCTCCCGCCACATCAGCGCGAACGTGCGGTCGATCAGCGGACCGAGGAACTCGCTTTGCAGCCGCGCCAGCATCGGCGACAGCAGCCGCATCTTTTCGTCACGCTGCTGCAACACGTACGTGGCCGTGATGCCTTTCCCGGCGCTGGCCGGATCGTCAGGCGTGGACGGCATCAGCATCCACTCGACGTAGAACGACCGCATGATCTGGCTTTGCAGCGCCTGGATCATCTCGTTGCCAATCTGGAGATCGCCGCCCGTCTTGATCGGCTCAATCCGGTCCTGCGTCCCCGCCCGGTAGTAAACCAGCGCCCCGGGCACGGTCTTGATCGGCATCAGGTAGCCGTCATCCGGCATTTGCAATGGCGGATCGACAACTTTTTGCGCGCCCTTGATGACCGTCTTTTTCATCTCGTAGAGCATTTTCACATCGGGCAGCGCGGTCATACCCGGGGAACGGCCATACACCTCATCGGATTTCCGCGAGAAGCGCGGCGCCAGATACGGAAATTCATCAAACCCGCCCTCGTCGATTGTCGTCATGTCATCGACGTTCACGTAGATCGACTGCCATGCCTTGTGCAGCCGATCGGCGCGCTGCGGATCGCGGTCACGCCGCGGCCTGGTCATGTGGATGAACCGGAACTTCCGCTCCGGCGTCTTGTCCAGCGCCTTCAAAACGCCTTCGCCGGCCGCCGGTCCCCACGCGCCGTACGCCTGCTCGGCGGTATACCGCCAGGATCGCGCCAGCGTATCCACCCGGTCCTCATCGTTCTCGGCGATGACGCATTCCTTCATGTGCCGGGTCGAGAACAGCGTGCCGGTTTTACTGCTGTCCATTACCCCCATCACCGCAGTGCCGATGCAGCCGAGGTCCATATACAGCTCGTAGGACTGCGAGGCGAAGTTATGGCGCGGCCCGTTGAACCGCGAATACATTGCGTCACCGGCCGCATCCAGCCAGGTGGCGACTCTCGGTATCGTGTCGATCCGGTCGTCGTCGCATCTCAAAATAAACCACCGCAGCGTCGGACTGGTGAGCAGCCCGTGCATCCCGGCGGCGAAAGACTCCAGGGCCCACATCGGCACGGAATCGAACACGTACTGCATCAGTTTCTGGCCGGGCCAGCGCTCGGTGATGTAGTCGCTGCGGTTCGGCTGCAGGTTGTTGGCGCAGTCCTGCCAGTGCGTCTTGAACGTCACCCGGTCGCCCTCGAGGCGTTCCCACAGCCGGATCGCTTCGCGGGCGCGGTCGTCGCTCATGGCGCGCGGGTCCGGGGTTCGCTCATCGGCCCAGCAGCGTCTTGCGCTGCACCGTCAGCGGGTCCGTGGCACCCTGGCCTGAGGTCAGCAGCGTGGACCGCGCCCCCTGCGCCTGCGCCTGTTCCCTCGCCATCGCCGCCGCCGCCGCCACGACAGACGGATCCGTCGTCGTCGGCGTCGCCGGCACCGCTGTCGGCGCCGGCATCTTCGGCGAGGAGAACAGGCTGCTCATCAGATCGGCTCCATGCGGCGGATCGACGTCAGCACCGCCGGCAACGGCCCTGTCACCGCAATGACCTGAGCCGCGGTCAGCGGCGAGAAACCGCCCGCCGCGTAAGCAGACGCCACGCCGTCCAGATCGGCGCGCTGCAACACCACGCCCGGCGCCAGCGTGTCGATCGCTGCAACCAGGTCGTAGGTCGGATCGGGGCCGGTCATGGCAGCACCTATCGGCCCTTCAGATCCGTTGCCGGATCGACTGCCTGCACGACGCGCAGCACAACGATCGCAGACAGCACATTCGACAGCCGAACGATGTCGGCCGCTTCCGTGGCCGTCAGGACCGCGGCCTTCTCATCGACAATCCGCAGCGCGAGCGCGGCACGCTTGGCTTTTTCGACGGCGCCCAAATTCTGCTCGCCCTGATGGTCCGCCAGCAGCGCCGTGGCAATCGCATAGCCCAACGTGACCTTCCGAGCGCCGGGTTCGGACTGCGGCCGGTCCCAAACGGGGCCGCCCTGGATATCGGTCAGCACAACCGTCATGTCGATGGCGCGAGCCGGCGGCGCGTCGGCAAATGCCGGGCCGGCGAGAAAGGCGAGAAGCAGGAAGGGGATTACATGTTCACGCATGCGGAATCCTTAACAGGCGGTTGCGCTGGAAACGATCTTTCCAGCCGAGGTGAAGCAGGCGTAAGTGGCGGCGGTGCCGGTCGGTAGCGATGACAGGGTAATGGTTCCGGATGTCGACAGATCACCCGAGCCGTCGATCGTCAGGTGTCCGTCGTTCCAGGCGTAACCGGTGAATGTGGCAAGATGCCAATCGACGCCGTTCGCCACGGTGAACGCCGCGCCCGCCAGGCCCTGGCCGAAGAAAATCGTGCAGTCCGTGTTGGTGCCGCAGCCAGGGCCGCCGATCGCCGAACCGTATTCAAAGCCGTACTTGTGGCCGATGCCGCTGGTGGCATCAGTGACAAATCCGGCGTCATCAAGCACGCCGCGCACGGCTATGCTCGTCATGTCGCGCACGGAGTAGTTATAATTCACCGACGAGCCGCTCTGCGTCTGGTTGACGACTTCGAGCGCCATGTTCTGCAAATAGTATAGTGCCCCTGTATTCAGATTTACTTTGATCGCCGCGCCGATCAGCGTGCCGGTAAAAGCGCCCGACGTTCCGCCGAGTGATGCGGTCGCAAGACTGGTCGCGCGCAGCGAGTGCGCTTCAAGCGTGGTTGTCGTGACCGTGGACGTGACCTTCGCGCCAATGTCGTAGGTATACAAATTTCCCGTGACGTTGGAGCCCAGCGTCGCCGTGCTGCTGTGGATGCCGTTCTGGTTTTGGTTCGCCGTCGATCCGGACGCCTCGTTGAACGTGATGTTTTCAAACTCGGGATAGAATCCCGCCGTGGGTGCGATGGTGCCCGTGTATGTCGTGCTGTAATAGGACGCAGCGCCGGCCGCTCCGGCACTCCAGCTCCCGGATAACGCGGTGGTCGGATAGTAGGCTATCGGCGATCCGGGTTGGATTTGATTGGCCGAACTGTTGATGTTCAGCATGATCGCGGCGCTGCTGTTCTTGATCAGGATCTGCTGACCCGCGGCGCCGGCAGTAATGACGAAATTTCCCGTTGACGGTCCCTGGATCGCCGTCAAAGAGGTTGTTCCACCGAACACGCAGTTCGTGCCGCTCGAGCACGTCGCCGTGGTCGTGGTCAACAACGAGCCGTTCAGATAGATCGACTGCGCGTTGATGGAGCCGGCGCCCTCGTTGCCTCCGGTCGGCGAGCCGACGACCGCGCTCGGCAGAACGCCCGTCGCGGAAAGCACGCCGCTGGAATTGCTGATCGTGGTGCCGTCCACCGTCACCGGCGGGAACGATGCTCCCGCACCGAAAGCAAGGTGCGGCGCCAGGATGGATGCGGCCAGCAGAACGTATTTGAACATCATCAATCCTCGTATGCGCCAACCTCGAGCGCCCCGCTTGGTCCATAGACCCGGATGCGACCTTTGAAGGTGTCGCTCGACCACCCGGCGCCCTGGCCTGGCGACGCCGCCGCCGGGGAAAGAAAGATCGACGTCTGGTTGGCGCCGGTGCCGTCATCCCGCACAAGCTGGAGCTGGCTTGTGCTTTGGTTCTGTACCTCGAGAAAGTTTCGCCGTTGGTTCGCCGCGATCGTCAGCAGCAGGACATAGGTGCCGTATGGCACCGCAACCGCATTGGCGGAGTGGTCTATCCCGGTGCTGCCCGCCCGTGAAACCCAGCCGCCCATCTCAGTTTGTCCGGATCGTCGCGGTAATCGGCCCTTCGTTTTTCGGCGACGGGTCGAGCACCAGATACGACTGATTCGTGGCGTCCAGTCCGGTCACCGTGAAAAAGCCGTTATTGAGGTTGACGCCCTCAACCAGCACCACGTCGTTGACCGCAAACGCGGCGAACGTCCCGTTGGCCGCCTGCGCCTGCTTCGTGGTGGAGTTGACGAAGGTGATGCTGGCGGTGACGTTTTTCGTCATGCCCAAGTCCTTCGTGTGCGTCCGCGTCTCGGAACCGCTCGGCATCCGCGTGTTCACCGGGATCTGCCGCGTCCGCGTGCCGGTTTCGATCATGACTTGCCCTCCGGCGCTCGCCCGGGCTTGTGCTCAAAGCACCAGTGCCCGGCGGCCGTCCGCGCCGCCTTGGGAAACCGCCGGCACGCGCCGTTGCGGTCAACGCCATGCTTGAGCGCCACGGCTTCCTTGTCCGCTTCCATGGGCGGCGGAGCGTCCCAGCACCGGCAATCGCTACAGGCTGCCATCTCAGGCGCCCGGCGTCGTAGCCGCGGCCGTCAGCGCCGCCACCTTCGTCGCCAGGGCATGCGCCGCCGCGGCCGTGGTCTGCGCCTGGGAGGCCGCCGTCTGCGCCGCCGCGCCGGCATCCGCCGCGCCCTGCGCCGTGGCCTGCGCCGTCACCGCCGCCGTCAGCGCCTGCTGCGCCGTCGCCGCGGCATCCGGCCTCGCGGTCCAGGAATAGTGTTCGTCCGTTCCGGGCGGCACCGCGTCCTGCCAAACCGGCTCGGCATTCGGCTTCAGCACCAGCAGCGAGGCCGTTCCGTTTGACCCGATCGCGCCGACAATCGCCGCCAGTTCGGCGTGGCCGGCGAACTGCGGATGCTCCCTATGCGGGCGAAAGGTGACAATGGCTCCGAGTGTCGACATCGATGGTCCCCTGGGTCGCGAATGCGGGCGCATGTTGACCAACGGGTTCGTGACCGAGGCAATCACTAAAACCGGACATTTGGGCACTATTATCGGACATTTGGGCGCGCCAGGCGTCCCGGTCCCGCCGGAGCTGCCGTTCGGTGCTGCCATAGACCCGCATCAGCGCCTTCCAGGCGACGCCGTTCCGCCGCCCCGTCTCGACCGCCCGGCCGATCTCCAGCCGCTGATCCAGATCCCGATGCGCGCTCATGGTGCCCCCTGTGCCAGCGGATTCCAATCATGCTCATGCCGCGCCTGGCGCACCGCCTGGTCGCGGTCCCGGTGCCGCTCATGCACCGCCGTATGCTCGCCGCCGCCGAGCAGCGCGTATTGCAGCCCGTCGTGCGGATGGCTGGCTTCGTTCTTCTCCGGCTCCTCGTGATAGACTTCTTCGTTCGGCCGGACCTTTTTGTAGCGATACGTCGCGTTGAAGCCCTCGCGCAGCCGCGTGCAGACAGGCGACAAGAGGAAGCCCGGCTGCCCGTCGATCAGCCGCGTCAGCGGCAGCCGCACCGCCTCAAGCCGGGGGATCAGCTTGTTCGTCGGCGCCGGCCGGATCGTGATCGCCGCCCGGGCCGCGACGATCTGCATCCAATTTTTCTCCCCGGCCTTCTTGTCGGCGCCATACTCCGCCGAGGGATCGGCCCACCCGATGATCGTCCGCGCCAGCGGGAATCGTTCCTTCAACCGCCGCGCCAGGTCGCCGCCGAACCGGATCGCGCCGGTGCCCGTCTCACCCACCAGCTCGTCGATCACCCGCCACTGCCCGTTCGGCAAACGCTGGCAGAGGATCGCCGCCGGGTTCAGCCCCGCATCCAACCCGATCTGCAAAGCGATCCCCGGCATGAATTCCAGCGGTTCGGCCGCCACATGCAGCGCATCGTTGTATTCCGCGCCATAGACCGGCTTGCCCTCGCGCGAGAACCCCGCCTTGTTGTCCACCATCCGCGCCACATACCAGGCCCGCGTGGCATTCAGCTTGACCTGCCTGGTGTAGTAATCCGCCGGCAGGTTCTTCAGGTTCTCCGCACCCGGCGATCGTCCGCCCGGCTGCCGGAACACCGCAATGCCCGCCTCTTTCAGTTCCAGCGGAGACGGCTTGAAAAACGCCGTGTAGCACTCGGAATTCAAAATCGGCGCGTTGCAGTCTACAAGAATACCGTGGAACCGGGACCCGCAATCCGCCACCGGCGGGAACCGGCCGGTTCGGCCCGACGCATAAACGTACACTTCGAAGGGCAGCGTATCCAGCTCGTTGAGGTAAAAGATCGTCGGTTCGTAGCCCCTCAGGACTTCCTCGGCCGAGTCGTCGCCGATGGCCACGAAATCCGCCTGAAAGTCGACCAGTGAACCATCGGGCAATTCGAAGTTGATCCGGTGCGTCGCCGGCGCGTTCAGGGATCCCGTGAACGTCCCGACATCCTGCGGCACCCGCGCGAACCACGACAGCAGCGTGGAGCGCCAGAGCTGCCGATAGGTGTCGCGCACCACGCACGCCCGGAACTGCCGCACCGGCACCAGCCCGCCCCGGCTGTTCCGCGCCTGATGGATGCGGGACGGCCACTGCAACGCCGCGAGCCTGGTGCATTTCATTAACGCCGTCGTGGTCTTGCCCGATCCCACCGGTCCGTTGAGCACCTGCACTGGCGCCTCGGAGGCCATGAACGCCTGCGACACCGGCCCCGGCGGCTCCCACGCGATATTCAGCCGCCCGCTCACGCCCGCGCCCTCGATCCCGCCCGCCCGGTTTCCCGCTCCGCACCCCCCACCAGCCCCCGGTCCCTGTCCGGCCGTTTTCGCGTTTTTGAGCAAAAAATCCGAGCCGAGGGGTAAACCACACAGGCAAGGGCGTTTTGGCCGCCCGCCCGCCGAAAACCGGGGTGCCCCCCCGCCGGACCATCGCGCCGGCCGGCGCACCGGACGGGCGCGACGGCCGCGCGGCAGCGGCAGCTCCACCAGTCGCCGCCGCACAGCGGACACGGTGCGTCGGCTTGTCCAACCGGCTGATGCGCGATCAGCGGTTCGGACAGTGGCAAGGCCAGTGATATCAACGGGTTGGTGCGACCGTCAGACTGGCGGCCGTCAGACTTATCGTTCGCCATCGCCGCTATCCTCTTGAATTGCCACGATTTCCGCCACACCAGCGGCGATCGTCACAGCCTCGCCGCCACCTGGCGCAACAGCCTCGGCCGGCCCCTCGTGGATCGACAGGTGAACGATATTCCGGTTCGTCACGTCCACCGCGATGGCCTGGCGCTGGTGGATGTAGGGCATGATCGCCGCGAGGCAGAGCCGCTTCTCGGCCCATGCCTCCGCCTTCTTCACGCCCAGCGCCGCCGCCAGCGCATCAACGGGCAGCATGGACATCCGCGCCAGCTCGAGCAGCGGATCTCCCACCGTCGCCAAGACGAAGTCCGCCACCCGCTGATTCCGCACGTTGCGGCGCCCGGCTGGCCGCCCCGCCACACGCCGCGACGCCGGAACCTCCATCCCGAGCAGCTCGAGCTGTTCGGCATCGGTCTCCGGCATCATCTCGCCAGCGCCGGCCGCATCCAGGATCGCGGCGATGCCAGTCTTGTCAGCCATAAACACCCCCTAAGATATCCCGGTTAGAACGGTTCGTCATTGGTTAGGCAGCCAACCTATTGATATCCATCTCTCTCTGAGAGATTTCTAACGATCTAACTTCCTAACCGCACTCGCGCGCGTATGTGTGCCCGCGCACACATCATGAGGCGGTGCGGTTAGATCGTTAGAAAGTTAGAAACCGCGCCAAGCCATTGACATATCACGGATAACCCACCTAACCGTTGACTAACCAATCCTAACCGCCACCCAAGCCCGCCCGCTGCGCAAATCCGTCGGCGGCCTATTATCTGCCGGCAGGCAACGGGTGCGGGCGGGCGGGCGGCGGGGGCTTGACATCGAGTGACACACAGCATGTTTGCCTCAGTTTCAGGTGTGGAAGGAAGATTGCGCCTGGCCGTCGGGGGCCGGGATCAGATCGAGCGGGATCAACGTGGCCTTGGCATGGGCGCCGCCGAAATACAGCGTCTTTGCGCCCCGCACGGCGCCCGGCAGCCGCCGCAGCGACTGCACCCACACGCCCGTCGTGCCGCGCGGCGTGCGCCACCTGGTGTCGTCATAGAGGCCGCACAAACCGCTGTGGAAGTTGGCGATCGCCAGATAATCGCGGCCGTCGTGGCGCTCGATCTTGATGCCGTAGCCTCCGAGGCACTTGCGCGCCTCGCCGGCATCGACGGACGCATCCATCCGGCCGATCGCGCGGTTGACCCACTCGCCGATGTTGATGCGGTCGTTCTTGCGGTAGGGGTCGATTGGCGTCGCCAGCAGGTGCTGGAGGCACTGCTCCTCGTCGCGCAGATCATCCATCGTCTCGGACAGATCGCCGGCAGACAGCCGCGCGGCCCAGTCCATCGCGGCGGAGTCCGTCGGCACCTCAGAAAACATCAGCAGATCGGCGCACGCCAGCAGCGTGCCGAACTGGTCGGCGCCGCGGGCGCCGTGGCCATGGGCGGCGAGGCAGCGCCGGAACAGCTCCAGCGTGTCGTCCAGCCGCGGCCAGCCGTCGATCAGCCGTCGTCGCAGGGCGGCGCCGATCGCGCGCAAGCGCCCGGGCGTGAGGTCTGGCAGCTTGACGTCGGTGGGCAGGTCCTGGAGGTCCAGGATCGCCAGCCGCGAGCGGTCCGGGCCCTGCAATGGCGGCATCAGAACGGAGGAGAACATGAACGACGAGCGCAGCGTGAATTCCACCGGCACGTGCTTGTCGCTGCCGCGGCCGAGCTTGCCGCCGCTCGCGGATATCCGCGCCAGCTTCACCACGGCGAGCTGCTTGCGGTTGTCAACATCGGCCTCGAGTTCGTCCACATCAACCGGCAGCGTCTGATTGCGCAACGTCTGCCAGATGAACGCCGCCGACGTGTCCGCCAGGTCGATCACCGCGCCGCCGAGGATGTCGCGGATCGCGCCCTGCAACGAGCTTTTCCCCGTGCCCCTGCCTCCCGTGAGCCAGATCGCCGGCCGCCACTTCAACGCACCGCCGATCATTGCGGCACCGATCCATCCAAGCAGTAGAACGGCGTCGAGATCGCCGCGGCGCCAGCGCCAGGTCTCCAGCAGGTCGAGCAGTTGATCGGCCGGCTTCTCGGCTGACAGATCGATCTCGGACGGCACGCCTGTTCGTTCGCCTGCCGGATAGACATGGCGGCCGATCAGCCCGGGCTTGAGGACCATGCGGCCGGGCCAGGGGTTCGGGGCGGCGGGAAAAACCATGATCTGATCGCCAACGTGCAGGATCAGTTCATTGTCCTCGCCGCGCCAGGCGCCGCGTCCGCGTTCGCGGTTCGCCGGGTCCCACACGCCCGCGCGGGAGCAGGCGATCATCATGTCCTCGGCGACGAGTTCCGGCCGCCAGCCGGTGACGTGGCCCTTGTCGTTCTTCCGCGTCCACCTGTCCTGAAAGTAGATGTACTGGGAATCCGCCCCGAACAGCCCGAGCAGGTTGAGCCGCGAATGATCCCGCGCCGGCAGTTCGGCCAGCAGCTTGTCGGCGGTGAGGTAGTAGCGAACGTCACCGGCCAGACCGAGCGGAATGACCGGACAGCCGGCCGGCAGGCCGTGGATGCTGTCGTTCGGACCGTTAGTGCGGTGTAACGAGGTGGCCGGCTGCGCGTCGGCGGCGGCTTTGCGCACGCGGGAGCGGGCTTCACTCATTGTTTGCCTGCAACAGATCGTTCACGTCTTTAATACCTTTGGGCATCTGTGCGATCAGGATCGTCCTGCCGCCGGTCAGCAGGCCGCGCAGCGCCCGGTCGAAGGCCGCGATGGCGGACGGCTTAACGTCGTTGTCCTTCCACACGCGGATCGTCGTGACCGCCTCGGGCAGCACGACGTGCGGCAGGTTGCCCATGGTCACCGCGGCGAGCACGCGCAGCTCGGGGGCGCACAGCGCCACGGACAGGCCGTTCTCGATGCCCTCGGTCAGGTCCACCGTCTCGCCCGCCTCGGCGTCGCGCAGCGGCTTGTCGCTGGCGCCGCGCCACAGGCTGATATGGCCGCCCTTGAACGATCCAAGCGTCATCTTGGCGTCCTTCAACGGCGCCTTCGTCACGCGGCCGTCGCGCTGGATTTCCAGCCAGGTGCGGTGGCAGGCCATCCAGCCGCCGGGGACGGGGCCGGTGACGGCGGTCACCATCGCGGGCCATTTCCGTTCGGATTCCTTGTTCCACAATGACGGGTGGTAGCGGATCGCGCCGGGCTGGCGGTGCAGCTCGGCCAGGTCGATGCCGCGGCCTGTGAGGTAGGTATCGACCGGCGTGCCGCGCACCCGGGGTTCGGCGGCGAGCCAGATGCGGCGGGCGTTGTTGCGCGCGGTCTCGATCGCCTTCGCGGCCTCCGCGTCGATCGCCTCGGGCGCCGGGGTGGCGCGGCGGACGGTTTCCAGCGCGCGCGGATCGCCTGATTCCAGGCCGAGCCAGCGCAGCGACCACTCCAGCGCTTTCTTCTTGTCCTCGCCGAAGAGGACGTAGGCCACCAGGTCGAGCGCATCGCCCTTCCCGGTGCCGTTCCAGTGCTTCCACACGCCGGCCAGCCCGCCGCTGAGGTGGACGGAGATCTTGTCGCCGCCCTTTTCGTCGAGCACCCATTCGTGGCCGGCGCGCGCGCCTTTCGGCAGCAGCTCGGGCGCAAGCGTGACGATCCGCGCGGCCAGCATGCGCGATACCTCTTTGATATCGATCAGGCGGCGCGCGGTCGCGGTCATAAGTGAGGGAATTCGCTGCGGCCAAAGAACCCGAGCCAGTCGATTTTTTCCGGCGGCTGCGGAGTAGGGAGGCCGCCGGGCGCCCTCTCCGCACTCTGTCCGCCGCCCATCTGCCCCGGCGTCGGGCCGGGGAGGTGACGGTTCGGCCGATCCAGCCGGGCGATCTCGGCGACGATCATGGCGGCTGCCTTGATCAGGCAGCACCGGGCGCTGCCGGGTTTGAACTCCGCCGCAGAGAGAGACCAAGGCCACATGTCTTCCGCGCGGCGCGAGAGCGCCATGACGTCTGTCAGTTTCTCCGCCTGCCCGGCAGCGGCGTACAGGGCGAACGCGGCGGCGCCGATGGCGAGAGCGCCGGTTGCATGGGCGTCGTCGTGTTCCGCGGTGTAGCCGTCTTCGATCCGCCGGCGGCGCTCGAAGCGGATATCCGCGAGGATGTTGAGGTCGGTTCGTTCCTGGGAGCGGGCGTAGCCCGTCCCTGAAAAAGCCGCCGGCGGCGGATTGGACCCGTCCGCCGGCGCAGTTGACCCGGGGTGAGCATCCGGGTCAGGGGAGGAAACGTCCGCGCCGGTAGCGCCCGGCGCCTCCGGCACCGCTGCGGACAGCGGCGACGAAGCTGTGAGGGGCAGGTTCTGCCCGATCTCGATGGTGTTGCGGTTCATGCCGACGCATCCGCCAGGCGGGAGTATGCTGATCGCGGTCGTTGCTCTCGAGCGGGAGATCGTTACATCGGTTTTGATCGCAGATTGGATCATCAGCCTGCCAGTAACCAGCACGCGGAGGCGGTCTTTCCAATCCAGATCCGCGCGGGTTTCAACGATAAACCACGATGGCGCCCAGCCAGGGGCATCCTCCTCTTCATCAGGCCGTGGCGCTTGGCAGGTGCCAAACCCTAGGCGCTGCCAGATCGTGCGCTTCTGCACGCAGCAGAATCCTGTTGGCTGGTTCATGCCGGCGCTCCGACCGCGCGGCTGATCCGGGCGCATACGGCCATGGTGCGGGCCAGCGCCTTCACGTCCCGCGCCTCGTGGCGGGTGCAGTCGCCGGCCGCCATGATGCTGGCAATGTCCGCCCGGGCGGCCCAGCCGAGCGCATACGCAATCGCGTGGCCGTTCGTGGCCGGCCGCGTGACGGGTTGGTCCAGATCTGGCATTGTTGCCTGTCCAGTTCGGGTGAGGGTGACGTGATGAAACGATTGATGGTGCTGGCGCTGCTGGCCGGCTGCGGCGAAACGCCAGATCCGCCTCCAGCGCACGTCTGGACGGAAGTCGGGCCTGCACCAGGCGATTATGCCGAGTATGAGCGCGCCCGCCACGTTTGGCTGGTCTGCTCGTTCGTCACAGCCGGACGTCTTGCCACAGCGTCTCGTGAAGCCGCCGACATCGTAGCGATTGCGGCGATTTCGTCGTGCCCGGAGGAGGAGGCCGCGTTCGCAGCGGCATCCAGCCAGATGGGTTATGCTCCGGACGTCGCGGCCCATATCCGGGGAATGCTTCGGGAGGACCTGACCGGCTTCGTCGCGCTCAAGCGAGCCAGGGTTTCCGGGAGGATGCCCTGACATCACGCCGCGTTCCGGTGCTGATACAGGTCCGGGCGCAGCACCTCGCGCGGGATGTTCGTGCTGTCCTCAACCGCCACGACGTATTCGGCCGGCACGCGCTTCCACAGCGAGACCGCCGAGCGCGAAATGCCCAGGTCCCTGGCTACCTTCGCCATAAGCCCGCGCTTGGATCGGATCGGATTCATAGGGTCCATGCCGCATGTTGAGCATTGCTTGACAGCACCTGTCAAGTGACGGTCAACACCTGGATTCGGTATTATCGGTGCATGGAGATCGGCGATCGGATCAGGAAGGCCCGGCAGGAGCGTGGGCTGACAGTGCGGGAATTGGGCGCCCTGATTGGCAAGTCGGGGTCCGCCGTGTCGCTTTGGGAGTCCGGCGGCGGCATCACGATCGACAACCGCATCAACCTTGCCGCTGCCCTGGATATCCCGATAACTGATTTGATTCCAATGCCTAAGGGCGCGGATGTCCAGACCTGCAGTGCTCAGGAAGCGCTGCTTCTGGACCGGTTTCGAGCAATGTCGCCCAGACTTCGCGAAGCCTATCTGCGGTTGTTGATCGCACAGTCACCACCACCGGACGACGCTGCACCGTAGCCCAGCCGGGCGGCTCCGCAGCGATGGCGATCATCCGTGCTGTCAAGCTGACGAATTTTCTGTCGAGTAGCGCTTGACAGCCTTGTTGAGTGCTGCTCAACATACCCCCGCTTACGGCGGAGGTATCCTTGTCAAGTCTCACGTTCAGTCTCCGCGCGTTGTCACGATCGGGTGACCATGCGCCGCGTTTTATCCGTTGCGCAATAGCAACCGGAAGTAAACCGCAATCAACTCTCAACCCTACTTTAAGGGTTTTCCCGTGAGCAGCCCGCCACGCGAGCCGAGCACCCTGCCGCGCAAGGCCGAGCTGCTCGACGCCATCGACACCCACGTCACCGGTCTCGATTCCATGATCGGCCGCTGGTTCGACGCCATTCCCGCCGCCGTGCGGGCCGAGCTGCGCCGGCTGCGTGAACCGCTCGAAACCCTGCTGATCCGCGCCAAGCGGCGCGGCCAACTCCGGGAGCCAAAGTCATGATCATCTGGCCGCCGGCCGAAACGCCGGTCTTCATCGTATCCAGCGACGGCGTGCGGCCCGTTTTGTTCTCCCGCCCGCGCGCCATGGGCTTCGTGGAGGTCCATTCGAGTCGCCGGCGCCGCCGCCTCGATCGGGCCACCGGCCAGCGGGAAAACGTCTGGCACACCTTCCGCGAGCTCGTCGTGGCGGACTGCGTCTTCGGCTGCCGCGAGACCGCGGAATTCGAGTTCGCCCGCCGCCAGTCCCAACGGGCGGCAGCGGCAGCCGCGTGGCCGGGCGGCGAGACATCCGGCTTCCTGGTGGACGCCCGCGGCGTCGAACCGGTGCTGGTCCGCCAGCGGCTGCCCGGCGACCTCTGCCGGATCAGCCGCCGGCACGGCAGCCGCGCGTTCGACCGGGAGACCTGGCGGCTGGTGCGGCAGTGGTCGGAAAGCACTCTGATCGTGCCGATCGGCGATGTGTTCGCCACCGAGGCCGCCGCCCGCGCGGTCTTCAGCGCTCGCCGGCAGGCGAAGCGGGAGGCGGCATGACCGGCCTCGCGCTCTTCGGCGGCCGGGACATGCGCCGCCGCGCCGCGCCTGCGGCCGCCGCCCCGGCGGTGCCGATCGACCGTTCGGTGGAGGAGATGCCTGCATCGCACCTGCTGCCCGGGGACCGGTTCCGGCGCGGCGACCGGTCGTTCGTGGCGCTCACGGTCGCGGTTTCCACCGATCGGGTCACCGTGACCGGGGATTTGATCGTCGGCGCCGATCTCGCGGGGTCGCAGGACCTGACGATGGAGCCGGCGGAGATTGTTCGGAGGATACGGACATGAAATACAACGCGCTGCACGCCCTGGCGCCGTCGCTGGAGCGGGAAATGCTGGAGAAGGTCGCCGCCGCGCTCGGCGAGGCGCCGGCGCCGGAAGTGCGCATCCTCATCGGCGTGAAACTCAATCAGATGGCTGCGCAGATGCTGGGCGATGCCGAGCGCGTCGCCGGCGATCTGCGCAACGTGGCGGACCTGATCACCGCTCCCGTGACGATCTGGCGGGCGTCGCCGGTCAAGCCGCTGGTGCAGGACCTGCGGGATGCGCTCGCCGGGCTGATCGAGCACGCGCAACCCCTCAGTTGCGATGACGGCGCGCCGGACGGCCAGGCATGGGCCGAGGCGTTCAAGGCGCTGCTGCGCGCCAATCGCGAGATGCCGCCGCAGGTGCCGGCGTGACCGCGGCCGAGGCGCTGCCGGCCGAACTGCCGGCGTTGTCGGTCTGGCAGCCGGGCGCGAGCCTGATCGTCGCCGGGCTGAAGCGCTATGATCTGCACACCTGGGCCGCGCCGCCGGAGTTTCACTACCGCCGGATCGCCATCCACGCGGCGAGCCGTCCCGTCGGCCGTCCGGAGATCCGCAAGCTGCTCTATTACATGCCGCGTGACGGCGGAAAGGGCATCCTGCATGCTGAAATGACGGCCGAGCAGCTTGACGATGCGATCGAGCTGGTGCGCCAGGCGCGCTGGTTGCCGCGCGGGGCGTTCATCGGCATCGTCACGCTGGGCAAGCCGGTTCGGACCTCCGAAGTGCCGGGGACTCCTTATGGCGGCCTGAGCAAAGCCGACGCCGGACATTGGGCGTGGCCGATGTTTCCGGCCCAGTGGATGCCGCAGATCAAGGCGAAGGGCACCGGCGGGTTCTTCACGATGCAGGTTCCGGATGCGTGGCGGCGGGAGCCGGCCGATGTCATCTGAACCGCGCCGCCGGCCGATCCCGCTATCCGGCGTGGCCGAGGAGCTGGGCCGCTCGCTGGGCTGGCTGCACCGGCACATCCGCGAGCTACGCGAGAAGCACGGTTTCCCGCGGCCGTTGCCGGGGATCGGCCTGTATGACCCGCTGGCGATCGACGCGTGGATCGCCAGGCAGAGAGCCGAGGCCGCTCCCCAGTCACCCGCCGCGGATGGTCCGGCGGCGGACGACTGGGGCGCGATCCTGGATCGGCGCGCGAAACAGATTGGTGCGAAGGGAGTGAGGATATGACCTGGCTAGAAATTTTGCCGCCATCTCGTCAGGTGGCGTCCAGGGGGCAGACCGCGGCCGTTGTCGTGACCGCCTCCAAGCGCCACGGCCGCTTTGTCCAGCACCTGACCGTTACGCCACGGCTGGACCTGATAGACGGGGGGCTGCCATTTTGGCGGGTCGGAGAACAGGTGAGGGTTTACTTTGGAACAGGCGACAACGCCGGGATGGTCAAAATCATTGGCGAGGCAGGCGCCCCGCATCGGCTCCGGCGGGTCGGCTCGCGACAGGTCGTGAATTGCTCGCTGTGTTTCGTTGTGCCGAAAGACATCGTCATCGACCAGCAGCGCAAGACGCCGGTCGAGTTTGAATATAGCGACGATTGGCTTGAGATTACGTTGCCCGTTAGCGCGGCATCCTCGGCGAAGGCGGCCGGTACGGTTTCGGGCCAGTTTCGCACCGCGGCAACGAACGGGACGGCTCCCCGGCCGGCGTTCGGCGGCCGATAAGGGATCGATGGATGGCCAGAAAGCAGATCCGCTACCTGATCACACAGCCCGGTCCGGCCGGCGGTCTGCCACGCCACTTCTGGCAGCCGACGGCGAAACTGCGGGCTGCGGGGTTCGCCACGCAGCGGGTGCCGCTCAACTGGCAGGTGTTTACCGATGCCGCCGGCCTCGAGGCGGCGGCCATCGCCCGGGCGCAGGACCTGAATGCCGAGCTGGATGCGTGGCGGGAGAGCCGGGCGCTGGCCTCCGTCGCGCCGCCGCCTCCGCCCGGGTCGCGCACGCTGCACGATCTGATCGTGCTGTACAAGCAGGACAAGGCGTTCACCACGCTCGCACCGGCGACGCAGCGCGGCTACGGCCAATGCATCGCCAAGCTGGAAACATGGGGCGGCGACGCGCCGTTGCGCGTGATCGATGCCCGCCGCGTCCAGGCGCTGAAAGATGCGCTGGAATCCACCCCGGCTTTCGCCAATGCCGTGGTGCGGGTACTCCGCCTGCTGCTGGAGTTTGGCCGCCGGCAAAGCTGGATCACCGTCAACCCGGCGATGCGGCCCGGCCTCGCCGGCACCGAGCCGAGCGGCCTGATCTGGCCCGCCGCGGCGATCGGCGTCTTCGTCGCCGCGGCGGACCGGATGGGGCTGCACTCCATCGGCACCGCGGTCATGCTGAACGACTGGCTCGGCCAGCGGGAGGCGGACGTGCTTCAGATGACCCGATCGGTGCTGCGCAACGGCACGCTGTGGGTGCGGCAAAGCAAAACCGGTGCCGGCGTCGCGCTGCCCGTCGGCATGGTGGCGCACCTGGTGCAGCGGTTGGAGGAAGAGGCGGCCCGGGTGACCGCCCGGCTGAAGCCCGGCGCTCCGACGCCGGCAACGATCCTGGTGTGCGAGGCGACGGGGCTGCCGTGGAAGCCGGACAATTTCCGCCACCAGTTCGCCGCGGTGCGGGCCGAGGCGGCGAAGGCGCAGCCCTGCTTTGAGATCGACCACCTGATGCCCGGCCGCGACATGGCCAGCCCGGACTGCTTCAAGGTGCGGATGGAGGAGCTGACGTTCATGCAGTTGCGCCACACCGCAGTGACGCGGCTGGCCGAGGCCGAGTGCGACCCCGGGCTGATCAGCACGATCAGCGGGCACAGTCTGGCGACGGTCAATCAGATCCTCGAGCGCTACATGGTGCGCACCGGCAAGATGGCACGGCTGGCATTCGGGCGGCGCCAGGCGGCCGAGGGGTTGGCGCCCGAACGGCCCCGCGAAACCGGGAGCACTAGTGCGGGTGGCGGCAAATGAGCAATCAGGCGCGAGCCGCCGCTCACAAGGAGCGCATGCGGGCGGCCGGGTTCGAGCAGGTCAACGTGTGGCTGCCGGCGGCGGCGGCGGCCGACCTGCGGCAGGCTGCCGAGGTGATCCGCCAGTTCCCGCACCTGACGATCGGCCGGCTGGTCGATCCGGTCACCGGGCAGGTGGTGGGGATCAAGAGTGGGCCGACAGGGGGTAAGGATGGCGAGTAAACGACGGGGAGGGAACATGGACCTGACGCCCGAAGCATTGAGCGAAGCCAAATTCCGCGGCCCCGTCAGGTTTTACGACGGCGCGGGTGGAGCGGCGCGGCAGGACTTCGAGTGTATCGACAATCCTCGCTTCGGCTATTATTGGCGGCGGGAAAATCGCAAGGATCATGGCCGCCAGTCTTACACGGTTGACGGCGCTGACGTTGCCGATCTGGCCGAGGCTTGCGCCAAACTGGCGCTCGATCCAGCGGCGGATTCCCCGAATCAGCTTCTCAGGCGCAGCATCGACGAGTTCCGGCAGTCGCCCAAGGTCGGAGGCGCAACGCGCGCCTTGTCGGAATCCCGCTGCAACGCTGATGTGGCTCCTTTCAGCATGACGCGGGCATGGCTGAAGCGTGCGGACCATTCATGGCACCTTGGTATCAACGCCTACTCGGACGATGAGCGGAAGGCCGGTCGCGAACGGCCTAGTTGGCTCTATGCCGCCAAGGAAGCCGCGCACGAAAGCTACCGGGCGATATACCTGTTTGCGGCCGATCGCGACAAGGATACCGGTCTGCAATGTGCGCTCGGAACGCGCTGCAGGGACTGCCCGATCCTCCAGCAGATCGAGCGATCCATGGTTGCTTCCCGCACGCGCGAGCGGTTCCCGTCAGAGATAGAGGATTGCGACATCGACGCGGCGAAGGTCTGGACGTGCATCACGCACGCCATGACATCCGGCCAACCTCCCCACGATGGGATGTTCCTATCCTGCGAGAACGATCGCCGTGCATTTTAACCGCCCCGCTATGATCCACGATCTCCGGGCCAAGCAGCCGGTGACATACGGTCACGAGATCATCTGTTCGGGCTGTGGCGAGGAAGTTTGGATCGCCGTCCACCACGGGAGACAGGACTGGTGCTTGACCTGCCAAGCCGTCGGGCCGGCCGCCGCGATCGAATTGCGGGTGAAAATGCGCGATCAAATCATTGCGCCGCGAACAGGCAACGAACGACTGTCAGACTCGTCAGACTCTTCCGGAGTCTGACAGTGGGGTTTTGTTCTTGCCCCGTTCTTTGCAAGCCCTTGAATTCATTGGTGGGCGCTGTAGGATTCGAACCTACGGCCCGCTGATTAAGAGTGTGCAGACTATCTAACGTTATCAAAGCCTTACAC